ACAAAGCTCGAAAACCTCACGCAGGAAGTAAGAAAGCACAACGAGTTTTCCGTCCGCATCCCGGTGATCGAGGAACAGATCAAAGTTATCAACCACAGACTTGACGATTTGGAGCGTGAGCATCATGTGTAAACAGCTTGCAAAGCTCATCGATGTGAAATCCATCGTCACACTTACACTTACTGCCGTGTTCGCTGCGCTGTCTCTCCGTGGCGAACTGACGGCGGAGCAGTTCTTGACGGTGTTCACGGTCGTGATATCGTTTTACTTTGGCACACAGTATCAGAAAATCAAGGAGGCGAAAACGGATGCGAAACACAGTGACGATTGACGGCGTATCGTCTGCGGATGTAGGGCTGTATTTTGACAAACTGCCATACATCCCGGCGGCAAAGCGCCGGTCTAACGTCTACCAGATACCGGGCGCAGGGGAAGACCTGACAATCCATAGCAACGACTATGACGACATCCCTCTCACGCTGACGGCATATATGCGACCCGGCGCAAACCATCAGGCGGCGTACAACTGGGCGCATGGCAAAAGAATCGTGTTGTCAACACAGCCTGCGGTGTATGGAATCATCAAGACGGTGGGAGAGATCGCACCTTCACGCATTGGATGGGATGCGCATAAGTTCGACATCCCGTTTACGCTGTCGCCGTTTAAGTACCGCATAGCGAACGAGCCGATCTTGCTGACGTCTGCCGGACAGGTCAAGACGGACGGCAGCGTGTACAGTCTGCCGGTGTATCACCTTGCAGGATGTTCCGGGGATGTGGTGCTGACGGTCAACGGCATCTCGCTGACCATCACGGGCGCACCGCAGGATGTGTATATCGACACGGCATCGCAGACGGTATACACCATCACAGACGGTGCAAAAGTAAACATCATGCAGACCACTTCCGGGCGTTTCTGGGCGATGGTACTCGTTCCGGGCACGCCGGAAAACTATGTGTCGTGGGAAGGCACGGTCGGCAGCGTGGAAATCACGAAAAATGAAAGGTGGTTGTGACGTATGGCATACACAGGCACAGGCACGCAGAGTGACCCGTTTGTAGTCACGACGTTTGCAGACTTCCTCACCTGCGTGGCGCAGGAGGGCGTTTACGTCGAAGTCGGCGCTGACCTCGATGCGGCGGCGGAGGGGTTTGGGTATATCTCGCCCATCGGCGTCAAGGCAACGAACGTTTACGCCGATTCTATGAAGAAAATCAGCAATGTGACGGTGGAAGGCGATGCAATTTTTGAGTTTGTATATCAGTCATCCAGCGCTGAAAAATCTATCCAGCGGCTGCATCTGGAGAACTGGACATGGAAAGCGGTACAGAATCTGGGTGTGTCAAATCATACCCCAGTCATGTTTTATTCAAATGGCGGCTCCCCGACTATCCGTTATTGTAAAATGAGTGCGTCTGCGACGGCATCAGACAGCTCGGTGATACTAAGACTGAAAAGTCGTGTTTTTACGGCAGACAGCGCATTTGTCATGGATCTGCATAATGCCTCAAACTTCATTCCGTGTAGCGCCAGTAACACCTATGACGGTTCCCGCAACACCACGTTCAGCATCGATGGCAACGGTACAGCAACATGGGTGGCAGGGACGCCAGCCAACAACAGATGGGTATACTGCACCAATACCGGCATCGTGCTAAAAAACATGGAAGTAACAGGCGCACCGGGATTTAGTAGCGGCGATGGATTTAGTTATCTGGTGTTCGAGGATTGCACGCTGCCGGGGTCAAGTGCTATCTATGCTGTGAAGGAATCGAATCTGATTTGTTTCGCCGGCACAACGTCAGACGAAAGCGCAAGAGTCAGCTCCGGGACTGTCGTCACCCAGTCCCAGCTCAAAGACAAGGCGTATCTCCAGTCCATCGGCTGGCTGCCGTAAGGGGGTGGCGTGATGGCTACAGGTGGGCAGATCCAGCCGCCGTCTCCCGATTGGGTGTCGCCGTTTGATTTAGACGGCGTGACAAATGACGGGTATCCGTTTATCGCTGCTCAGACGCCGCCGCCCGACTACTCCCCCACGAACGGCGCTACGATCTGGGTGTTTGACACAGCGTTTGACGGCTATCCCTACATCCGGGCAAACGGTTTGCCGGGTGCGATCGACCACGACCGGGCGGCGACGATCTGGGGGCTTAACGACTCCATCAACGATGGATACCCATATATCAGGGCTGTTTATCCGGTCATCCCGGTGCCGCCATACGCAGAGCCGCCGGATATCCGTGACGGTCTGATGGTGTATCCGCCGGAAACGAGAGATTTTTCGCAAAACGGCATCTGCATCCTGCGTCCGGTGTCTGCGGTGCATGACATCACCTTCGGGCAGGCAGGAGAGATCACGGTCGTGCATCCGTTCGATGAAGACGGTCGGTGGCAGTTTTTACAGCCGAACAATATCATCCTCGCACCGCTGACATACCACGGCGAAAAGAAACCGCAGGCGTTCCGCATCTATCGGCGTGTCAAGTCGATGGATAACAGCGGTAAAAAGACGCTGACGGTGTATGCACGGCACGTGTTTTATGATTTGATGTACTCAGCTGTTGAAGGGATGAGCACAGATATATATTTGACACCATCCGCAGCCGTGTTGATGCTGTTTGAACGGCAAAAAGGATACAGCGGAACGCCGTATTTTTACAAACTTGCATCAGACGCATGGTTCAGCAGAGATAACGGTGCAACAACACGAAATTGGAGAGTGTGGCCGACGAATGATGTACACCAATATGTAAGTTATCAGTATACGACAATAGCTAACGCTCTGATCGGCGATTCAGACAGCGTTGCGTCTAAGTTCGGGCTTGAACTGTATGTTGATAATTTTTATTTCTCGATGATGCCGCACGAACTGAATGAGTACGTTATGGAAAACAGTTTTGACATCCGGTATTCATTTGATATGACAAACGTTACCGAAGATGTGGACTATACAAATGCAATCACGCATCTATTTGCATATGATAATGTCGTTTCCGACCCGTTTGGAATGTCTATAGCAGAAGAAGCTTGGGGTCCGTTCACAAGACCGAAAAACGTAAAATTTTCGTACAGCGCATCAGGATCCTACTCTACCGCAAGACTCGTGGCAGATGGAACAGAGTACTGGAATTCCAACTACAGACCGGTAACGTCCTACACCGCCAAATATGCGCCATTGCAGCTCGACAAGTCTCGTGATTTTATCGGGCAGCTCGACGGCAGAGAGGTCGGAGATACCGGCACAGTGCGGAATGAGAGCATCGGCATTGTTTCTACAAATCAAAAAATCATCAGTAAGAAAACCGACTTGCTGACCGGCATCACGCTGGACATCAAGCTCGGAAACGCTCCGGCATCCCTGACAAAACACGGCGCATGGAGCGACACAGCACGTTCAACCCCTCCGTCTGCTGTCGAGAAGCAGATAGAGGCTATGCAAGCATAAGGAGGTATTTTTATGGCATGGAAAGTAATCGGGCAGGAATGCAGCGTGTACGATCAGAACGGCGAACCGCTGCACAGAACGATCATCATCGTGGATACGGAGAATGACATCCCGGCACCGCTTGACGAGTGGGATGTCGGCAGTATGTGCATGATCGCCGACACGCACACCTACAAGGTTCTGAACAACGAAAGGGAGTGGGCATGATGGCAGTAGATCAGATCGCACGTATGATGGCGATGGATGCGGCAGAGCAGGGCGGCACGACCGATGCCTACACCAAAGCAGAGACGGATGAGCTGCTTGCAGATAAAGCAGACAAAGCGACAACGTACACAAAAACGGAGATTGATGCCATGATCGGTGACATCAACGCCGTTTTAGAGGAGGTGCTATAAAATGCCCACAATCGCAGAAAATCTGCAACGACTAGTTGATGCAAAAACAGATATAGCAAGTGCTATCACTGCTAAAGGCGGCACGGTCAATACAGGAGATGGTTTCGAGGAATTTGCAAGTGCAATTGCTGGTATACCGGAGGGTACAGAAATTCTTGACCTGACTACATCAGATAGCAACGTAACACACAATAATCTTCATGCCACCTATCATGGCGATACGTTATTTATTTTTGGATCATTTCGTTCAATATCATCGAATGACGTTGAATTCACGTTTCCGAAATCCTTGCAAGATATTGGTGTGATCACGAACAAAACAGGTACGCTATTGTCAGCGCACAAATCTGGAAGTGCGATACAAGGCTATGTTTTAAGTCAAACTATTCAGCCGACATCAACAACAATAACCATTCGCTCATCAGCATCTTATGTTAATAGTGTAATTGGAATTTTAACCTAAAAGGATGAAATGAAAATGACCCACCCATCAGAAAGGAGAGCTTTACGTGACCGGAATCGACGTAAGCCATCATCAGGGCATCATCAACTGGCAGAAGGTGAAATCTGCCGGTGTCGAGTTTGCCATCATCAAAGCAGGCGGCTCGGATAGAGGGACGTATACAGACGATTGCTTTGAATCCAACTATCGCGGGGCTAAATTAGCCGGTATCAACGTTGGATCGTACTACTATGTCGGCAGGAACTGCACAAGCAAGGCGGACGGAATTGCTGATGCGAAACGGTTTGCTAAGATCATCGATGGAAAACAGTTTGAGTACCCCGTGTATATCGACCTTGAAGCCACAAGTCCGGCGAACAGGACGGGTGCAACGGATGCGTGCATCGGCTTCTGCGAATATATGGAATCGCAGGGCTACTACTGCGGAATCTATGCGTCCGACATTTCTGGATTCGTTGACAGGCTTGAACTCAAGAGGCTGTCAGGTTTTGACAAGTGGGTCGCTCGATACGGATCGCAGCCTAAAATGGTCGTAGCGTATGGTATCTGGCAGCATTCCGATACAGGTCATGTTCCCGGCATCAGTGGCAATGTGGATCTTGACGAGTGCTATGTAGACTACCCAGCGCTCATGGCCGCCGGCGGTTTCAATGGGCTCCCAAAGCCGAAGCCTATACCTTACTTGCCTGAGACGAAACCCGGTGACATTGACATGGGACGAATCCCGTACATCCACGGAATGAATGCAGGTCACGTCCAGACCTATATCAAATGGGTCACTTGCCTCGGCGCTGGGGACTATCAGGACACTCGTGATGACTTTTTGAGATTCATTAGTGAAAACGCATGACTTCCGACAGCAAGGCTCAGAAAGCCGCTGAGACGCTCCGGAGATACTGTGCTGAACGTGGCTGCAATGCGGAGTGCGTGTTTTATAACAGGCTATCCGCTACCTGTCAGCTTAAAGTCAAAGCACCGGAAAATTTTCCAAGTAAAAAGGCAGACCAATAACAACGAATCCCCCTCGAAATGAGGGGGATCTTTTTTTATTCTGCGCACTTCATCACGATGTATGCTGATACTGTCATACCGGCTTTGGCGGCGTTTCGCTTGATGATCTCGATCTCGGCGGCAGTCGTGGAAATCATCGTTTTTACTGTCGTATCGTCCTCGGAAACCTCGCCGAAGATCTGCTCGTACTGTTCACCGGTCAGGTGACGCTCCGCCCACTGTGCGGCTTCGTCGTAGGTCATCGGGATGATGCGCTCGCCGTATCCTGTCATGTCCCCCTCATGGGACGCATATGTGCTCAGTGCTCCGCCTTCGCCGTGCAGGAAAAACTCTCCGGTTTTCTTCTGGTAGAGGTCTTCCGAGCAGTAGTTAAAATCGTTGGTAAAGTAACCGTTATCCCATGCTCCGACTCTGGTTGCTGTTTCGGTGTTGTACACCTTGGCATTGATGATTTTTTTCATAGTTTAGTCCTCCTCGATATCTCTGATATAGGCTTCGATGGTCTGGAAGGTGTTCATCTCGCCCATGACCTCGTCAAACGGCTTCCACTCCTCCGGTTCGTATGCGTCAGGCGTCGCCGACTTGATCTCGTCGTCAGATACGTCCCAGTCAACAATCGCCGTGTCGTTTTCATCACGGCTCATGTCTCGCAGAACGATGTAGTTCATGGCGTTTGTCTGTGCGATGTACAGGCGTTTCATAGTGACTCCTCCTTGTATGTGTGCCGGGATCTTGCGACTCCCGGCTGTTGATTTTACTTGTGCTCTACCGTGTAACCCAGAAACTTTCTGGTGTACAAGTCAAGTGCTCTAACTGCTTCGTACTCTTCGCCATACTTTCTGGCTTCTGCTCTTGCTTCCTTGAGGGTAGCATAGATCTTGATCTCTTTCTGCTGGTCGAGATTGTAAGTTTTCTTTGTCATAGTGGTTGCCTCCTATCTCAGTTGTGAGCGCTGTATCCAGTGTAGCCGCCGAATGCAGGTGCGATACCGGTCTGGATAAACTTCATAGCGGTTCCGGTCTTGCAAAGAGCAAAGATGTCACGGTTCTCGATCCACCATGCAGCATCGGTCTTTGCGTTTACAAGCTCGATCGCCTCAGCACGTCTGGACTCTTTTACAAACTGGTTTACTCTCTCGATAAACATTGCCTTGATGTCCTCTGCCCATGCGATCTGCTTTGCAGTGCCTACCATCTTGGATGCGGTCTGCTTAACCTCTGCCCAAGCCATTCTCATAGCCATGCTCAGCTTTGCGATTCTGTCGCCTACCAGTGTTCTGTAGATTTCCCATGCTCTCTTCATGATCTGCTTTTTCATATTGATCGCTCCTCTCATCGTTGTGCCTTGCGGCTTATCCTCTGTTGTTATATATATTATAGCATAGAGTTTATATAAAGTCAAGAGGTTTTTATAAAATGGTTTATATAAACTCTATATTTGTATAGATGCACAAAACAGATACACTTGCATTGTGCAGTTTGTAACGATGCAACACAAAATACAACACGATAGCTATAAAATGGCTAAAATTCGTTTGCATGCAGGGGTTCAATTCCCCTCACCTCCACCAAAACAAAATCCCTATGTTGCGTAAAACTAACGTAGCATAGGGATTATTTATTTAGACACGTTTCATTATATTTCAAAGATTTCAATAATTTCAAAGCGTTTTTCAAAATTATGCAACACGAAATGCAACACGAAACACATGAAAATATAGCTCCGTCACAGGAGCTTCTCGAAATAGTCGTTAATCCGCTTGTCGATCTCTTTCCGCTTACTGTCAAACGTATGTTGATAGACGTTCCGGAGTGTGCTGTCAGTAGACCATCCGCCACGTTCCATGGCGTACTTGTCAGGCACGCCAAGTTCCACCATCACGGATGCGTTTAGATGGCGCAGATCGTGAAAACGGCACGGTTTCAGACCGTTTTTCTGGATGATGCGGACAAAACGTTTATAGATCGCCTGCCCTGACAGCTTGACGAGGTACTCGCTGTCATCGGCTTCCAGCTCATGCCGGATCAGCTCCATGATATATGGCGGAAGCTCCTCTTTTCGGGTGGAGTTGTATGTCTTTGTCTGATTTCGGCATACGTCCTCTCCGTTGATGGTGATCCGGGTAGAGCGTATAGTCAGGGTGTTGTCTGATATATCCTCTTTGCGTATGCCTCTCACCTCAGACATTCGTAGCGACAGCCAGAGCGCCAACAAACACGGCAACTCGATCTCTGTCCCCTTGACAGCCCGGATCACCTCGCCGGGTGTCGGAAGGTCACGGATGATGTGCTGTTTCGCCGGGAGCGTGACCCGGAGAGTGAAATCCGGAAGATGCATTGCCAGCGCTGCGGACAGCAGTCCACGGGCGTTTGACAGTGATTTTGGAGACAGCCGCAAAGCCTCACGATTAAATTCTGCCTGCATCTTGGCGTTCGTCACGTCGTCGAGAGGTATATCCATGATGCGCTGTATGTGGTTCCGGCGTATCATCTCATATCCTGCGATCGTTGACGGGCTTAGCACGTTGGACTTGCTGCGGATGTAGTGGTCGATAGCCTCTCCGACGGTGATCTCTGCGGACTGCTCACGTTTCCTCTGGATGCTGTACAGTGCTGCATCAGCTTCGGCTTGTTTCTTGGTGTCGGCTGTAAACGACTTATACTGCCGTTTCCCGGCATCATCTTTGCCGACGTACAGCAGGACGCGCCACTTTCCGGATGGCAGTTTCTTAGCTTTTGCCATATAACCACTCCTTCCTGTTGACAAAACTGGGGAATCGTGGTATACTATGTATGTCCTAATTCCCCTTCTTTTTTATAGATCACCCCCACGTTTTTTCAGGCGTGAGGGTGATTTTTTTTGAATGCTGTTCATCTCCATTTCCGCTTAGACGACACGACCACGCCGAAGATGCGCACATCGTTCATCCGGTCTCCGATGAACACCCTTGGCGGATACGCCGGGTTCGTGCTGATGAGTGCCAGATGGTTGCCTTCCTCAATCTCGATGCGCTTGACAAGACCATCCGTTTCGCATCCGTTATCAACCAGAGCGACCACCATATCACCGGACTCCGCTGTGTCCTGCACCCTGACAAGGATGTAGTCACCGTCCTGCAAGTCCGGATACATACTGTCCCCCTCGACTTCGAGCCATGCATACTCATAGCCTTCCTGCATATCCTCATCATCTGCCGGCATCGTCCGGATCGGTATCCCTTCCGCATAAGCGCCGATACCAGCGGAGACTTTGCCCCAAAACTGCACATGGGTTCTCGCTGCCGGGTCGGCTTTGATGGCGTTGGTGGGGTAGGGGGTGCCGTTCAGGAGGTAGTCTGTGGATACTCCAAAGTAGGTGGCAATTTTCTGCAAGGATTTCCCGGAAGGTTCTGCGCCTTTCTTCCATTTTGTTGCTGTAGCATTTGAAAATCCAAGCTCTTTGCATACGGAATTTGCCGTAAGTCCTTTTGATTTGCACAGCATTACAAAAACTTCCCAAAACATAAAATCACCACCAAAAGTACAAAAATGATTGTTTAAAACTAGCTATGTATACAAATCTAACTAAAGTTCGGTTTTGCTATTGACATCTAACCGAAGTTAGGCTATAATTAAATTACAGACATACGGCGTATAACCTAAACGGCACACAGAACGATACCATTCAAGTGGCATTGAGTGGCATCAAAATCTAACTATAGGCAGTATATGTATCTACACACTTTCATTATACTGCCTTTATTTCAGCCGTTAAACAGATACAGCGTAAATGTTCTGTGAATATTCCATGAACGGAAGAGGTGATATATGGATGACATTTGGCGAAAAGCTGAGAAAACGTCGTGAAGAAATCGGCTACACGAGAGAGGAGCTAGGAAGGCTCACAAGCTTATCTGTACCGGCAATCGCAGCGTATGAGCTTGGAGAGCGGAAGAACCCACTACCGGTTGCAAAGTTTGCGCTGGCATCCGCACTCAAATGCAAGCCGTCAGACCTTGACGATGATCGAGAGGAAACCAGAGAGGAGAACGATGCAAATGAATGAGATTCAGATTTTCAACAATCCAGAGTTCGGAGAGATTCGGACGCTGGAGATCAATAATGAGCCGTGGTTCGTTGGCAAGGACATTGCAGATGTGCTTGGATACACAAATCCACAAAAAGCAATTCGAGATCATGTAGACGATGAGGATAAGACGCTGAACGAAACGTTCACCGTCAACGGAACATCTCCGTGGCTCATCAACGAATCCGGACTGTACAGCCTGATTCTTTCGAGCAAGTTGCCGAGTGCAAAGAGTTTCAAGCACTGGGTGACATCAGAAGTCCTGCCGTCCATCCGCAAGACTGGAAGTTACACGGCAAAACCAGTGGATGAGCTGAAAGCAAAGCGTCTTGAGATCATGGAACGTAACGCCACAGCACGACAGGCAAAGGTGATGCTGGAATTCGCAAAGATGGGGCTGTCACAGGCGAGCATTGAGCTGCTTGCAAATGGTGCGACAATGCTGATGACTGGGCAGAAGCTCCTTCCTGAGCCGGTTGTCGAGGAAACGTTCACGGCAGCAGAGGTCGGTGTTCAGATCGGTGTTTCCGGTAACATGGTTGGCAGAATCGCTAATGCGAATGGCGTTAAATGCGAGAAGTACGGCATGAGAGTTCTCGACACGGCAAAGAACGGCAAGCAGATTCCGACATTTCGGTATAACAAGGCTGGCGTGGAAAGAATCAGAGAGTTGGTGCGTGGCAATGGCAACGATGACGAAATCTAAGACCCCTCCGCTTGCCCTGGTTGTATGGGCGAACATCCAAAAGTGGATGATGATTCGTGGCGTGGATGATGAACAGCTCGCATTGTCAATCGGTTTGAAGCAACTGTCATATAGAAAAAAGGAGCTTCTTATAAACATTGACGAGCTTGAAAAGATTGCATCATTCCTTGCTGTTGAGCCTGAAAAGCTCATGGAGCGATAACCCATGACACGTCAAGAGGTTCTCCACGAAGCCGCATGGTGCTTGCAGATGATGCTTGTGCAAGGATTGACGTGGACGGAAATTGAGTGCATGACCGGCATTCCGCATCTAACCCTGAAAAACATCAGGGCAGAGAAAAAGAATCTTTCCGTGGATGTGATTTCACGGATTCTCGATGCGTCAGGCAAGACGCTGATGGTAGTTGATAAGGAGGATAAACATGGATAAGTACAGAGATAAGGTGCTCACTATCGTTGCACTGGCGATGGAAGTGTCTGCAAACACGAAGGCTGATGTGTTTGTAAGATATAGCGGACACGTTGATAATTTTAATGTTGACGTCCACCCGGATGGATGGAGAAACCAGCAGCCGGAAAGCGAATATCGGTGCTATGACATCTACACTAAATCGGATCCGGAAGAACGCACCATCAACACGCTTGACGCTATCATCAGCGACCTTAACTCGCTGCTCACAAAGGAGGATGCATGATGCACTGGTTTATGGTAATCGGGCTTTGCGTGGCGTTCGCAATCCTGCTGAAGCTCATGGATAACGCATTTGCGGAAGAAAATGCAAGACAGCGCAGAATCAGACGACTTGAAAAGTCGCAGGAACACGCTATGCGCTCCGCAGAAGATCTGCTGGTGTTTGACCAGACGATGACACGGGAGCAGTTAGTTCGCACATGGGAGGAGATCAGATGAACGTAATCACGATGTCAAAGGAGCGCCTCAAAGCACTCATGCTGGAAACCGTTTTCGATATGTGCGCTGATGATGCACAGGACGCTGCGGCGTATGTATACGCTTATAACCGCCTGATGCAGCGCATAGAGGAGGATCAGGACGATGTATAATCCGTGGGATTGCCTTGACAGGCTGAATGAGCAAGCGCTTGACGCTTGTGAGCGCCGTTTCCTTGACCCGGACGACTATGACAGTATGGACTACGAGGAGAACGAGGACGATGGCTAAGTGCATGATCTGCGGCGCTGAGTTCCAGGATGCGATGGTGCAGACACCGATGGACACACGGATGAAAACGCCGCCGAAGATGTTTCCGAAGGAGATATGCGATGAATGCGTATCAGCTCCCGGCAGGCGTTCCGGCATCGTCTGTGAACCGGGCGAGAAGATCGAGCCTTATGCAGACCTTGCAGGGGAGATCATGAACGGAGTCATGAACGAGTACTCGACAGCCTACGAGAAAGCACTCGAAAGTGCTATGAACCTGAACTGCATCGAGCTTGATATGCTGACGGATGCGGAAGTAACATTCCTTGCAATGCACAGGAGCCTGCGGAAGTCGTTTTATCATGGCGCTATTACGATGGGGTATCTGCCGGGATTGCTTGATTCTGCTCGGCGTGAGGTTGAGAAGCAGAAACGGTTTAAGGAATTACTAAAGCAAGGATATGACGTATTCAAGAGGTGATTCTATGGCAAATTTTGATTCAGGTGTTGCAGGATATATCATCGGTAGATGCACAGTTGAGGTCGGCTTCCCGGTCGATTATAACGGCAGGGCTGATATTTGCTGCCGCCAGTGTCCGTACTTCCGAAAGACGTATAACACCTGCGGATTAAATGGCACGGTATGTGCCTATCCGGAGAAGTTTGTCGGTGCGGATTGCCCATTAGAAAGAATTGAAAAGGAGGAAAAATAGATGGGAGTTCCTGTTCTAATTTTGGGTGATTCCGGTGCAGGCAAATCTGCCAGCATGAGGAATTTTAACCCGAACGAAGTGAGCGTGTTTAATGTGGCAAGCAAGCCGCTGCCGTTCAGAAAACAGCTTCCTCGCATGAATGGAGCAACGTATGAGAGCATTCAGAAGTCGCTTGCAAATCCGAACAAGAAGACATATGTGATCGATGATTCACAGTATTTGCTCTGCTTTGAGATGTTCCGGACAGCAAAAGATGTCGGATATGGCAAGTTCACGGACATGGCGCTGCACTTTTACAATCTCGTGCAGTTTGTCATCAGAAACACGCCGGATGATTGCATCGTCTATTTCCTGCACCACACGGAAACAACATCAGACGGAAGGATCAAGGCAAAAACGATCGGCAAAATGCTTGATGAAAAGCTTACGGTCGAGGGGCTGTTCTCCATCGTTCTGTATTGCGTGACAGATGGAATATCCCACAAGTTTATCACGCAATCTGACGGAAATACCACGGCAAAAAGCCCAATGGAGATGTTTGACCTGGAGATTGACAACGACCTGAAGATTGTTGACGAGACGATCCGGGAGTATTACGGATTCACCGAAAAATCCGCAAAGAAAGCGGACACAGGTGCATGAAACAGTGAAGACCGCATATTGTCGGCACTACTCGAAATTTACCCGGATTTGCCGGAAAAAGAGTTGCTGAAACGTGCGAAATCCACATCAAAAAAGCTAAAAAACGGCATAATGTCGTAAATTTACAGGAGGTTTTATTATGGCAGAATTTCTTGAAGGTATTGAAGGTTACGATGAGGTTGACATCAGCGTCGGCAACAAGCCGAAGGAGATTGTTCCTGGCGCGTATGTGCTCAAGATCATGAGCGCTAAACTCGAGCGCTACAGCGCAGAAAGCGTGGCAATCAAACTGGCGTTTGACGTAGACGAGGGCGAGTACAAGGGCTATTATGGCAAGCTGTACGAGTACAACAAGTCCGGGCAGTACGCCGCAAACGCAAAGTGGAAGGGAACGCTGAGCCTGTTCTATCCGACCAGCAGTGACCCGGATAAGAAAAAACGCGAAATCGCTAATTTTAAGCGTGCGATCACAGCGATCAATGACAGCAACAAAACAAAGATCGACCCGACAAAGAAAATCAATCTTGATTCGTTCAAGGGTAAGTATGTCGGCGGCGCTTTCGGTTTTGTTGACTGGGAATGGGACGGTAAGTCCGGTACGAAATGCGATTGCAGATGGTTTGTCGGTGTTGACAGAGTGCGCGCAGGAGAGGTCGAGACACCTGCACACAAAGGCGTGAAGGGCGCTGCACCTATTGCAAGCAATAACACAGCAGAACAGCAGAAGCCTGCTGACGAGCAACCTGGGACTATCGAGAGCGATTTCGAGGAGATTATTTCTGACGGCGAAATTCCGTTTTAAGGCGGTGATCGCATGGCTGGAAAATATGCGAACTATATCATGGTGAATAGATCATGGGAGCAGACGTTGCGCGGAAAACTTACGGTAGAACAATGCGGCGAGGTGTTCTTGGCTTTGTTTGATATTGCCAACGGAAAAGAAAGCGGCTCTGAAAACATTCTGGTAGATACAATCATTGGTCTTTGTGGGGATGAAATCAAGCAGAATATCGACAACTATACACAGAAATGTGAAGTTCTGAGAGATAACAGAGCTGGAAAAAACAAAAAAACAAATGATACAAATGATAACAAAAAAACAAATGTGCTAAAAGAAAGAATGAATGATGGAAGGATAGAAAGAAGGACAGAAGGACTTCTTTCTAATCCTTCCGGATTAGAAAGAACTGCGGATTCGCCGCCTATGGGCGGCTCACCACAGGAAAACAAACAAGAACCATATCTAGCAACGCTAAGACCGAAAAGCGAAGAACATGAGAAGGATTCTGGATAATGTATGAGTTTGTAAAAGAAGATCTTGACGGATTTCGTCAGTTTGTCGGTGGCGATACCAGAGAGCACGGCAAAGAGCTGGAATGGAAACACTGTCCGTATTGTGAGGGAGGAGAGCACGGCGACAAGTGGACGTTCTCGATCAGTACGGAAACAGGACAATTTATATGCCAGCGAGCTTCGTGCGGTAAGCAAGGCGCATTTGTGCAGCTTGCAAGAGATTTCGGATACAATTTGCCGGATGCTGAGACCGAATACAAGGACTACACCGGCAGCGCTATCGGAAAGCTAGAGACATGGGTCGCAACGGATGAAGCTAAAGAGTATCTGAGAACACGCCGAATTCCTGACGAGATTGTTGAAAAGTACAAAATTACCACTTATGCGAATCAGCCGAAAACGATGGTTTTCCCGTTTTTTGATGATCGTGACGAACTGCAATGTATCAAATATCGAAATGCAGCGTACACAAAGCCAAAGAACGGCGAAGCCAAACGGCAGATGAAGGAATGGTGGGAATCCAATACAAAGCCTATCTTGTATGGGATGTGGCTGTGTGAAAAATCCGGCACTCTTGTCGTGACGGAGGGGCAGATCGATGCGCTGTCACTCGCGGCTGCAGGAATCAAAAATCCGGTTAGCGTTCCGGGAGGTGCGCAGAATTTCAGGTGGGTCAAGTATTGCCGCGATTTTGTGGAACGGTATAACGAGATTGTTATCTTCGGCGACTGTGAAAACGGCAAGATAACACTTGTTGATGGGTTTTGCAAGCATTTCCCGAAAATTAAGATCCGTGCTGTCAGAATTGTGGATTATCTAAAATGCAAAGATGCTAACGAGATCTTGCAGGGATTCCCCGGAAATCATGGTTATGCGATTTTGAGAGAGTGCGTTGAAAATGCTGCCGATGTTCGGCGGCTTCCTGTCAAAAAAATGTCGGATATCGACTGGCACTACTCAGACACAGAACCGAAAATTAAAACAGGGTTTCTGCAACTTGACAGGACGATCAAGGGGCTTGCATACGGACAGCTTTGCATTCTGACCGGATGGAGCGGCGACGGCAAATCAAATTTTGCATCGCAGATGGCTGTCAATATCGCACATCAAGGAGTTGGCGTGCTGATCTACTCCGGAGAAATGTCAAACGAACTGGTGACGGAACAAATCTCGTTTATCATTGCCGGCGCTTCCAGAATCACACAGACAATCTCAGAGGATGACGACACAAGAACGCTGACGGATGAAGACGAAACGCGAAAAGGGATCACTGCATGGATGATCCACAACAAAATCTATCTGTGGGAAGATCAGCCGATCATGGATGACAACCAGAAAGACGAAACAGTGTCTTTTCTGAATCAGCTTGAAATGGCAATCGATATGCTGGAATGCAGATTTATTATACTGGATAATCTGATGACGCTGCTGACGGTATCTGAAGACAGTGACGTTTATCAGGCACAAACGAACCTGATAAAACGTCTTAAAACGGTAGCAAGAGCGAAAAATGTTGTGATTTTGTTGGTTGCACATCCGCGAAAGTCGCCGACATCGAGCAGAGAGCTGACACAAGACAGCATCAGCGGAAGCAAAGACATCGTGAATCTTGCGGACATGGTATTTGCCTATACGCGACACAGGGATCCGGAAAAGGCACAGTATCCGAGACGGCTGAACGTCCTGAAAAACAGACGCAGAGGTATTCTTCTGGAAGGCGATGAGGGAGTATATTTGATGTACGACCAAAAATCCGGAAGAATTGCAGAATCAAAGAATGACTTTGGCTTTGACTATCTGGAAGGATACGCAAAACCAGTCATTCCAGAAATTGATTTTTGAGAGGTGATAAAAACGGAAAACCAATTTTATAATTCTCCGGAGTGGGCTAGATTGAGAGCTTGCTGCCTGAGGCGTGACGGATACAAATGCAGAGATTGCGGAAGTATCGATAACCTGCAAGCGCATCATTTGAGTACGTTTAACTACAGGAATCCGGATATTGACTGTCTTGTGACGCTTTGCAAAGATTGCCACGAAAAGAGGCATGAAGAACAGAAGCGAGTTGAGGAATCTGCGCTTAGAAACGTTGGAGAGCTGCAAGACAGACAGATGTACAGAATGTATTTGACAGATGCAAGAATCAATATTTGTTTTAACGGTCCTTATATTGCGTGTAAATTCAGCAGATTTGTAAATGGAAGATCTGAATGTTCAATGGCTATTTTTAACAGTAATCAAGCTTCAAAATTTCTAGCGGCTTGTAATTACAGAGTTTATGATATTGATGTGGATATGAGCACAGACAACGGAGTAAACGAAATTTACGAACGGATTATAAACGAAATCGGAACAGCATTCGATTTGAGAGTATCGCTTGAAAATGGATATTGGAACGTAAAACCAAACGAAATTTATCCAGTAGTATGAGGTGATTGAATGCAGATTGAAGTTGATGACATCATCGAGATGCCAGACTACACGGATACAGAGAGACACAAAAAGCTAAAAAATGCGGTGTATGTAATGGCAAAAAACAAAGAACCGTTCAACATGAAGGAGCTGCCGTCTGCCGAATATAAGTACTATGGTACGATGTGGGACATTTTCAGACGGATGATTGCAAAAGAGATCACGCCGGAACAGGCGACGGCAGAGAATGCAGAAGCGTACAAGGTTTTTACAAATGAGCAGACGATCTATAATCAGCGTGTCTACAATCTGATGGAGTGGAACAACAACATAAAGAAATCAGATGCGGCACGAGTGAAAATCTCGAAAGCAAAAAACAGAAGGCAAATCGTTGCCGGGATTATCGAGTGCATTGAGGCGCTGACCGGAGATAAGACGCTCAGAAACAAAATCGAAACGTTGGAAGGAACAGAGACATGATGCAGACGATTTTTACTGTTGATGGCGAGCCACAAGGAAAAGCCCGTCCCCGCTTCACGCGGGGCGGGCGGGCATACACGCCAAAGAAAACGGTCGAGTATGAAAGAGCAATCAAAAATGCATTTCTAGCTGCTGGTGGGGCGTTGACAAATCTCCCGGTGAAGGTCAGCATTAATGCATACTACAAAATACCTGCAAGTGCGACAAAAAAGAAAACGGTGCATATGATGAGCGGAGAAATCCTTCCGACAAAGAAACCGGACACGGACAACATTGCGAAAGCGGTTTGTGATGCGCTCAATGGTGTTGCTTATCATGATGACGCACAGGTTTGCATTTTGCACGTCAAAAAAATTTACAGCACAGAGCCGTCCATCGTGGTAACTGTTACGGAGATTGTGAGGTGAAATGGATTGAAAGTGTTCGGAAGAAAAACGCTGCGGGAAAAGGTGAAGTACGAGACTGAAAAATATCTGCAAGAGAATCATCAGGAGCTGACATATGAGGTCATGCGAGGAGCTGCGCCGTATATGATGCGGCAGGCAGTAGCCTTGACACTGTATGCGCTCACTAAGATGGGATTCGGCGTAAAGCGTCTGGGAGATGTGTATGATCGGATAGTCGATGCATCGACCATGCCAGCGGAGATGCTTGGGAGCAAAGTCCGGATCGAAGATCTGGAACGTCTGCTTGCGGACAAGTACCACATCGACCTTGACAGACTCAAAATCGAACTTCCGCCATATGACGAGTGGAAGAAGGAGAACGGCGATGCCCTTCCGTGACTGCCCGTGCGTGAAAGAATGCCCGAATCGGTCTGCGGAATGCCGGCTGACTTGTGAAGCGTGGCAGGAGTACGAAGCACGGAGAGCAGAAGCATACAAACGAGCACACCCGGAGTACATCATGCGACAGTATGAGTTCGACAGGCTGTGCAGAGTTTTGAAAGAAAAGTTTAGACACAAGCGCAGATAGCCCCTGAGAGGGCGTAGCAAGCCCGTGGCGGCGTTCTAATAGATTTTTAATAAAACTACCACTATGATTTTAGGACGCCAGAAATCATGAAAAAACAATGGTTTTTGAATGGAGTTGATAAAATGGCAAAGATTAACATAAAAAGCGTCTTACAGAGTACCGTAAGGCTGTAAACGAGCTGAAATATGCAATCAATTGCAAGGATACGCTCTGAGAGCGTCCAGAATCAACGAGAACACCCCTCACGCCCATCAAGGCTAAAACTACCCCATAAAAAACAGAACGCCATACAGAGGGCGTGAGAGGGCTTATAAACGATAGGAGGAAAAAACTATGGGAAAGTCGGATTATAAAAGCAGGGTTTATACAGAGCGTCCGAGTTATGCGGATCTTGATTCTCCTGCAAAGTTTCAGGCGATTCAAGGAATCATTATCACTCGCCTGAAACAGCACCCCAATGCAATATTAAGCTACTCAGGCGGGGCAGATAGTGACATCCTGATCGATATGATTGAGAGAGCGAGAAACCTGTTTTACAAAGACTGTCTGCCGCCTGTGAAGTATGTGTTCTTTAACACGGGACTGGAAATGAAAGCCACAAAAGACCATGTAAAAGCGACTGCTGAAAAATACGGTGTTGAAATCGAGGAAATCCGCCCAAAAATCAGCATCGTAACAGCCGCGCGAAAGTATGGCATTCCGTTCGTGTCAAAAATCATGTCTGGCGGTCTGGCAGAATGGCAGAAGAAAGGCGTTCCGTTGTCTATCGCACAAGAGTACGAGCAAGCCGAAGACAAAGCTGCAAAGCGAAAAGAGCTGAAAGAGAGATACCCGAAGTGTGAAAGCCTTATAAACTTCCTGTGCTGTTGCAATTCCGCCGGTGAACCACGACCGAACATCCAGCTCGTTATCAATTCGAGCAAGTACATGAGGGACTTCATCGGAGAATGCCCACCGGATTTTCAGGTGTGTGCAAAGTGCTGTGATTACTGCAAAAAGCAACCGGCGCACAGAGTACAGAAAGACTACGAAATGATTATCACAGGCGAACGCCGTGACGAAGGTGGTATGCGTTCCGTTCCTCGGTCAGAAGCATGGAACGAAAACAACACGATGTGCTTTGCGGAACAGTCTGACGGAAAATTCAGATTCAGACCGCTGTACTATGTGACCGATAAGGACAAAGCGTGGTACAAGGAGCACTACGGAATCAGGTACTCTGATGCTTACGAAGTATATGGTCTGACAAGAACCGGGTGCTGCGGATGCCCGATCTCATACAAGGCTGTCGAGGATTTGGAGAAAATCAAGCCGTATGAGCCAAATGTCGTCAAAGCTGCATGGGCGATTTTCGGAAAGTCGTATCTGTATCGGCAGAAATACAATGAGTATAAGGCAAAGCGAATGAAAGCAGAAAAGGAGCAAGGGCAGTTGTCTTTGATAGATGACGATTGAACAAGTGAGGTGATACCATGAGAGAGTTTCATGTGTATTTTTACAGTCAAAGTCCGAAATACGATGGGTATGACGATATTTTACGGATGCTGAATCTGATAAAATACCCAGCAATACACACGCATAACCTTGTATTCTGTGACATGAAAATCATCACCAAATACGGATATAGACTTTTTATCCATCCGCAGATCGGAGAACCGTTTGAGATCACGCTCGGCAAGTGTGCCAATACAAATCGTGAGATCAAACCGGAAACAAACCTCCTGAAGCTTCTGCTGTCAGGAGAATTTAATACGGATGAGTGCAAAGTAGTGGAGGAGGTGTTCTGATGTATCAGGACGTATGTGAATCATTCTGGTGTGCTGAAACAGACTGTGCATCATACAACACAGGCAAGGATTGCAAGACGTGCGACAAGTTCCGCACCTGCGAGAACTGCGTTTTGCAGTCATCCGATAACAAACCGCATGGATGCGAGGAAGAAGGGTACTATTTGTTGCATGGGTATCCGGAGGAGGACGATAGATGACAAACCGCGAAAAGCTCCTGCAAACGAATATTTATGATTTGCTGTGCAGGATGAACGACAACCTCGACACATCATTCCGGTGCATCGTGGATGCGCTGTATGACAGCACTACAGAACAGCACAGAACGTCAAAAGAGAAGTGTTTGAGAGTTTATCATAACCAGTGTGATAAGTGCATTCAGGCGTTTTTGAACGAAGAATACGATGGGAAGTGGTAAAAATGCTTGTAAACATTTGGGTAAAAGACAACTGCACCGGGAACGTGCATCAGGTCGGGACTGACCCGCATGATAGCTTGGAATGCTGGAACGGAGTGGTGCAGTACATCAATCTGCAATGCATGGAAGGCACGATGGGCGGCGGTTACAGCTTTGTTGAGCCGCCTGACCTTGACGATTATGTGAGTGTAACGCCGGAGCAGCTTATTATTAACCGTAAAATGCTCCACGCTGACCTTGCCGCTATGATTGCGGCTAATCCGGGACTTATGCCGCATACCGACAAATACAATGCGATTTTTGAGGAGGAATCAGAATGAGTGATAACGTTAATCATCCGTTTTACTATAAGCAGGACGGAAGGAAAGAATGCATTGAGGAAATCCTCGATGCAATCGGAACAGATGGCACTATCCACTTTTGCATTGGCAATGTCATGAAGTATCTGTATCGGATGAATGACAAAGGCAGTATGCTGAAAAACGTCCTGAAAGCAGAGTGGTACTGCAACTATGCGCAGAAGCTTGATGTGAACAGGCATTATGCTGACATTCTGTGCAAGTATGGGATGGAGATTGCACACATTAAGGAGGTAAGCGAATGACCGACGAACAGAAAGCAATATGTCACAAGATTGCCGACCATTATGGTGAAGCATTCCAGAAACTAAAAACAGTCGAAGAAATGGCTGAGCTGACACAGGCAATATTAAAGCAACGTACTTGCGAATGGAGTTATACGGCGTTTGTTGAAGAACTTGCAGATGTTTGCATCATGTTAGAGCAGATGTTGTATTTCTGCGAAAAGAATCATGGA